TATCGTGTGGCTCCGCATAAACAGCAGCTTGGCCGACTTCTTTGCCTTTAACTTTTTGAGAAAACTTAGCCATTATTTACCTCTGCCAGTAGATTTCTGGTTCATGGCGCGTGCAAGATTGCGGCCATACTTACGCATAGCTTCACCAGTCACGCCACCCTTAGCCATCTTGTGCATGCGCTTCTCATGCGCCTTGACTTCAGCCTTAGCTACCTTCTTTATGTTGTCCATATCAACTCCTAAGTAATTGTTACGCTACCTACTATACCAGCCGATGTCAGGTAATTTGGCGTTAACCCTGCGTCATTTCCACTTGCCCCACCAATCGGTCTCCAGCCCCACTGAAACACCCTGCTGCCGCCACTTGGATCTCCATTTGAATCAACCGAAGAACTTGGTGTATTCGTTATATGCAATCCACTATATCCAGACTGGTAGAAACTTACGTCCGGGCGGGGCTCGCGCACTGCCTGCGGATCATTTACTGGATACAAACCTAACGACAATTGAGGCTGATCCGGCTCCCAACATGTTGGGCAAACTTTAATTCTGACGTTCTTTGTCTTGATCGTCAGAGTCCTTAATTCTTTCAGTTGATATCTAAACCCACAACGGTCGCATTCCGAAATTGAATGTTTGCCACTTGCATATTTGCTTGGCATGTATCACCTGTATGTAGTCATACGCGGCACAAATCGATCTGGTGCTTTTTCGCGATCTTCGCCAGCAGCCATCTCCCACGCTTCAGCGTACTCAGCCTTCAAAATATTTATGCGGTCAAGAGAAATTTCTGGCAACTTTAATGCCAGTTTACAAGCAAGACCTGCCACTAAGCAGTTCTGGAAACGAAAAGGAATATCCTCAACATTCACGCCTGTCCCAGCATCCACAATGCGACGCAGACGCCAGTACACAAAGTAATAATACGGACTAGCCAAAGTACCTTGATCCGGCGACGGCCAAACATTAATTTGCGGGTAAGCTGGAGTAGCGGCCACCGCGTCCGTAGTCTGCCCAGAACGACGGTTTACCCACACCTGAATGGGACGACCTTGCGTTAATTTATTTGGGATGGTGGAGTACGTTGAGACGCTGATCCGGCTGATGTTAATGTCCGTTTGGTTAGATACCTGTCCGGGACTAGTACGAATAACGTGCTCCAAAAGATCCACAGTATCATTAGGTAGATCATAAACGTATTGACCTTGCACTAATGAAATCTGACCCTGCTCAACTGTCCAGAGGTTAATGCCACGATTAGCCCACTCAGTAATCAGGAAATTCAAGCTACGCCGTGCAGTACGAAAATCATATCCAGTACGTAACTCTTTACCGCAACGCTCGAACGCCTCCTCCATCAACTCATTAAGAGTTGGGTTAAACGCTGTTGTGCTTGTGGTTACGGCCATTTTTATGCCCTCGTTTTACCGCGTACTGCACAGCCATCCGCACGGGCGGACGCTGATTTAATTGCCCCGCCTGCCTTTTTACCCGCCGCTTTTCGTCTGGCTTCTGCGCGCTCTCTAAAGCCCTTCATATCAGCTTCCATATCTTCAAACCCCGGTGTTGAAGCATCCCGAAAATTTTTAATATTTTGATCCGCAGCAGCTTGCCTTTGGTTAAATTCCGCTTGAGAAAGTTCTTCATTGTTGTGCATATACCTACCATCCACAACGCGAAAATCATTTACTCTTGGAAGTGCTTTGTCGGCCATTATCTATACCCCGCTGTTTTCTTAGCTATGCCTTTAGGCTGCGCCACGAACTGCTTCCCTGCTTTCTTCCCTGCCCGCTTTGCCTTCGTCGTGGCGGCATACTCGGCTGGGCTTAGTGCCTTGATTGCCTTTTCCGGGAGGTAACGCTCCCCGGTCTTTGACGACGGCTTTCCGCTTTTGGTTCGCCATTTCTGGTCTCCCCAGTCTTTCAGCGATTGCTGTGGCGCTTTCATCTTATCTTACCTTTTGTCTTGCCACGCTGGGCGATGCCATCTGCGCGAGATGATGCTGTTCTTACTGCGCCGCCCTTTTTGTACGGGGCTTCGCCCAAATCAATTCTTACCGGACGAGATTTTGCACCAACGAATGCACTTCCAACACGACTTGGGAGCGTAGTAACGCCGCCTGTTTTAGGGTCCAGTGTATCCGCCGCCAACTTACCAATTTTTTGTATGGTGCTTAACTTTTCGTAATCTTTTGAACGTGGAATGTTGGGGTTTTTATCTACCAAATCATCTAAAAAATCATATTTGTCTGTTGCAATAAGCTTTCCTTCTGGAGTTTTTTCGTACTTAAAACGCCCCAACGTATTACGTGCTGCGTCAGACGGCAAAGGACTAAAATCTCTTAACGTACCCTGTTGCCTTTTAGCATCATCTCCATAATCCCCGTAGCCTACAGTTTCTTTTATCTTTCTTTTTGACTGTTGGTTATAAACACTCTGGTTTAATTTTTCCTCACGCTTACGGGACCGCATAACAGCGTCACGCATTTGCTGTAACTCGTTAGGATTAAAATTTTTTTCTGTGATTGGATCAGTATTTCCTGCAACGGTTTCTGCAAAAGTGCGTACCTGTGATGGCAGTATGTAACTACCATCTTTACCGGCAAACTTTTTAACTTTTGGCTTTGCCATTACTTCCCCGCTTTTAATCTCTGTACCCACCGCCAGCGGCTTTGTACTTCTTAGCCACTAACTGCGCTTTACGGGCTGACCACTGACCAGCACCTGTGCCATGAGTTGCTGCGGCTTTTACTTGGCTTACGATCTTCTTACGCATTCCGGGCTTGGTGTAGTTACCAGCAGCATTGACCTTTCCACCTTCTTTGTACTGCGTAAAGTCGGTGTCATCCCGACGGGCTTTCTTCTTCCCGCCGGGCATCTTGGAAGGGTCAACTGCGCCCATACCGCGTGATGGCATCATTTGGCACCGCCTTTAACAGTCTTTTTGGTTAAGAACAACTTATCAACCATCTCTATCCGCTGAGGTTTGGTTGTAACTTTGTTGATGATACCCAGTCGCTTAGGTTTACTTGCACCGTAGAACCCAGACTTTTTTAAAGCCTTAACTACACTACCTGCGGGTTTCACGGTTGCCATATCAGCACATCTTCCCGCGAGTTTTACCACGCTGGGCAATACCGTCACCGCGAGATGAAGCAGATTTGGTCATGCCGCCACTTGCCATCTTCTTGACCTTACCACCTTTTCTAAACTCCCCCATTTCCCCCATGCCATCTACTGGCATTTTGTTACGCAGCATAGTGCCAATATCAGTAGTACGTCCGGCTTCGGTTTCTTTAGCCAGTGTTGCACGAACCGCCGCATCGTTCTTACGTGTTTCGTTGTAATTTTGTATTTTTGCAGCGTTTTCTGGGTCGGTAGTACGCCCAATAGACCGGTTCATCTTGTTCTCAAACCTGCCTGCCTTATACTCGTCTTTTTCATAATCTTCTGGACGCGCACGAGTGCGACCCGTTGAAGCCAAACCAGCAGCAGTACCCGCATCAATCATAGAAGAAGCCTGCGGTTGGGAAGCAGAAGAAGCCTGCGGTTTGGAAGCAGAAGAAGCCTGCGGTTTGGCAGTGGTTTCGCCTTTTAGTGCGGTGCCGTACTTTTTGCCGTTCCACTCAAAAGTTTTAGAACCGCCTTTAAGTGCTTCTTTACGGGCATCAGCAAACGCTTCTTTAAAAGTTGAACCCGAAGCAGAGTCGTAAACGATCTTGTCGGATAGTTTGTACGGGTCTTTCATGAAAATCTCCTATTAGCAGGTACGCCCGCCGGACTTCATCATAACTTGCTTGGCTTTGGTTTTGCCTTTAGAAGCAACGCCGTCAGCCGACTTGTGCCCAGCAGCCAGACCGCCCGAAGCCATCTTCTTCGTAGCCATACCACCTTTTTTCATCTTGCCTTGACCGTCAGCAGCGAACGAAGGGACTTTCTTACCGTCCTTCATAACCATAGGCATACCGCCATCAGCGTAGCCGCCCATCGCCATTTTCTTAGCCATGCCGCCTTTTTTCATGCCCATCATTTCGCCCATCTCATGTTTGACCATGGACTTAGGTGCGCCCTTTTTCTTCATGAACGCAATTTCTTTACCAACCATCTTCTTTGACTCAGCCATACCGCCTCCTGATTTAGTGAACTCTTTACCCACGGATTGTGGAACTCCTGCTGCCTTAGCAAACTTAGGGTTATGAGCCACAGCTTGCATAAATCTTTCCTGCTTCTTGGACACGGTAGGCATTACTTAGCCTTTTTGCCCAATGAGTTGATCAATCTTTGCCTCAAGTCGGTTAAAGCGTTGATCAATATGGTCAGTAATGCGCTCAACTTCAGCTTTAGTGACATTATCACGAGCTATCTCCTCACGAGTCTTGTTCAACAAGATCGTAATGCGCGCAAGTTCAGAGAACTTCTCATGCGCTATGTAAGCAAAAAGACCGGTAAATAGCGTCAAAGCTCCAGTCCAAATATATGACATTTCCATTTGGCTCAACACTTCCACGCTCTAAGTGATTTATTAATCCGGCTGTTCGGGTCTTTCGCGGTTTTGGACGAGGTGAGCTTCTTTTTCATTCCAGACATCCGGGCGCAGAACGACTTTTTTCTTGCGCCGCCTTCCGGCTGGGGTGCTTTCAACCCCGGCTTCCCCGGATTCGCTGCGTTGTAGGAGGCGCGCCCTTTGGCGTTTAGACCACCCTTGGGATTCTTGCCCTCTTTCCTTGTCCATGCTGGGGACTTAGCCATAGAACACAACCGCCGTAGTCGTTGCGCTTACCACAGCGGAGACGTTGGAGTTACATTTAATGCCTTCTCCGGGGAATATCATGTAGAT